GTAACCACAGATCAAGATGGTAACTTCCGAGTAGGTGATTATTTTAAGGTTGAACAGGCTACTGGTCGTGCTACATTAAGTTCTGAGGAATTTGACTTAGCAGGTCTAAACGAATTACAACTTGGCAGTATTACAGCAGGTAAACAAGGTGCTACAATTAACGAATTTAGTACAGATGGTACAATGGCTGACAACTCGGATACAGCAGTACCAACAGAACGTGCTGTTGTAACATACGTCGATGCTAAGATTGATGAAAGATTTGAATCGTTCGGCGGAACATCACACATTGCTATTCCGGTAGGTACTACACTACAAAGACCTAATCCGGCAAGTACTGGTTTCTTCCGTTACAATTCAGATAACGCAAGTTTAGAAGTATATGGTTCAAGTGGATCATGGGAACCAGCAGGTAGTATTCGTTGGCAAGTTTCAAGTGCTGACTTTGTTTCTGCTAAAGGCGAAGGTTGGTTTGTAGATACAAGTGGTGGCGCAGTTACACTAACATTACCAACATCTGCCGCAATTGGTGACACTATTAGAGTTATTGATTTGGCAGGAACCTTTGATACAAACAACTGTACGATAAATAGAAATGGACACAATATAATGGGATTAGCACAAGACTTAACATTATCCGTAGAGCACCAAGGTATTGGATTAGTTTACTCTAATGCTACATACGGTTGGAAATTGATTGAGGTACTATAATGGCAGATATTAGAGACTTTACTGGTAAAAACAAAATATTCACAGGTGACTTTACTGGTATTCCAACAGGTACTACAGCAGAAAGACCTACTAACCCACAAGTGGGTTACATTAGATTTAATACTACACTAGGATTCCTAGAACAGTATGCATCTACTGGCTGGTCATCAATTGCGGCACCTCCGCAAATTGGTGGTAGTGCTCCTGCAACAGTTAACGAAGATGACCCAACACAAACTGTTGTTGTTACAGGACAAAACTTCGAAACTACTGTAACTGTTAGTATTATTGGTAACAGTGGTGCTTCATATTCTCCAAGTACAGTAACTAGAGATAGTTCATCACAGATTACTATTACATTTACAGGTGCTCAAAGACTTCTACAAAGCGATGAACCATACGATATTCAAGTACTTAACGGTACTGGTCTAAGTGCTGTTATTTCAGACGCAATTGATATCGATGCTCCACCAGCATTTTCAACTGCTACTAACTTGGGTACATTGTTCGAAGGTCAAGCATTAAGCAATTTAAGTGTTACTAACACTGTAGTAGCAACCGACCCAGACGGTGCAGGTGCTATTACATATAGATTCTCAAACCAAGCAGGTGAAGGATCTAACTATGGTAGTGGTAACATTGTAGGCGCTTCGATTAATTCAAGCACAGGTGTTATTAGTGGTACTGCTCCAAGTGTAGCAAGTGACACTGTACAAAATATTACTATTGTTGCTACTGATGCAACAGGACGTAAAGTTGCTAAAGACTTTACATTTACATCACGTAACAACGCGGCACCAAGTTTTACAAACGTAACTAACAACCAAACATTTAACTTTAACACAATGAGTTCATTTAGCACAACTATTAGTGCTACTGACCCTAACCACTCAGTGTCAATTAGTGCACCAAGTGGCGGTTTACCAAGTGGACTTTCGTTAGCATCAAACGGTGCAGTAAGTGGTACAGTTAACTGGGCAACACTAAGTGGTGCGTGGAGTCAAAACTATGCGGCTACTATTAGAGCAACTGACTCAACACTAGGCGATTTTACAGATATCACACTTAACTTTAACCCTGCTAACAGTTATTACTATAGACAGGTTTATGCATGGGGTTACATCATTGGTGGATACATTAACTCTAATCCATGGAGAGCATCACACAGAGTACAACACTCTAATAATGCTTACACTGGCCTAGGTGACAGATGTAATAGACCAGGTGCTTACTTCTCAGGTACATCAAGTGATACACACTTATACGGCTACGGAATGGAAGGTATGGGTGCCTCTTCATACGTTTGTGGTTTTAGTATGGCATCTGAAAGTGAATCACAGAATGGTAACATGGGTGTATCAAAAGACGATGCAGGTTCAATGGGTAATCATGGTGGCTACGTAGGTACACCGGCTGGCTATACAACTACCGGTAACAATACTAATACAGTAAAACACACATTCTCAAATAACAGTTATACACAGGTGCAAGGTAATAACGCAAGTAACAACTACGGCAACGCTTTTGAAGATGAAAACAGAGGTTATGAGTGTTACGGTGCTCAATTCTTTAACTTCTCAAGTGATACATACTCCGGTGGCATGAGTAGACCAGGCGGTTCAAACCAAGCACACTCTAAGTCACTTGCTACAAAGAGTGGATGGTCGCTAGTTGAAGATGCTGGTAACTCATCTAATAACTATACAAGATATAATCACTCAGCAAACAGTAACCAAGGCGGTTACACAAGTAAACCACAACGTTGCGGTGAAACTAACTTTATTGAAAGTCAAGACTTTGGTTACGGTGGCGGATGCTGTGGATCCGCTTGTCAAAACGGTTGGTTCTGGTATCAACATTACTCAAACGGTTCTAGAAACTTCCTAGGTAACTTTGACAGAGGTATGAGTTCTGGAGACGGCGGATCTAAAATTGCTTAAGGAAAACGGATAAGATATGTACATTTTATACACAAGAAAAAGACATGATATTGACCCAAGATTTAGATTCTTAGATAGTCAATATGGGTTAACTCTCGTTGAAGTTAGTAATGCAGAATGGATTGATTGGAGCGAAGGTAACCCTGTTATTGTTCCAGACGATGTTGCGGCGAGATATAACGACTTTGGCCGTCCTGAATATAAAGCATATCGTAATTTAGAAACAGGTGATGAATTTCCAACTAAATCAGGTTTAGAAGGTGAAACCGTTAAAGTTAAAAGAGCATATACAGTAGAAGAAGCAAATGCTAGTCTAGAATATATGAAAATCTTTATGACTGCACGTATCAAATATATTTTCCAAGAGCGTTTTGCAAATTTACGTTTAACCAGTAATGAACTAGAATCGAGTACTTGGGGAAAACAACGTAAAGAAGCAGAAGCAGGCGGCGGCGCACTATTACGTCAACTAGCAGGCGCTAGAGGTATTACTGAAGCAGAAATGGTTCAAAAAGTACTTGCTAAAATTGAAACCTATGATACAGAAGTAGGTAGTTTACTAGCACAACAGCAACGTTGTATTGATCGTGTTAAAGCCTGTCAAACAATTAGAGAAGCGGCTCTAATTGCAGATGAGTTTTTTGGAATTATGCCACATCCGGATTTTCATCCTTACAAGTACGGCGACTTCCAACTTCATATCTAAGCCACATCCTTTAAGATCAACGATAAATTAGCATATATACATTATATGTGTAAAGGAGTTATTGATGGCTAATAAAAAAGTTGACGAAGGTTCGTTAAGTACTTTTGATACCCCAAAAGAATTACGGTTTGACATGGCAAAATATGTCGACATTTCTGTCGAGTCTGACGAAGATGCAAAATTAATTGAATATCTAGCAAACGAAACTACTGCGTACAGTAAGTTTCAAATTGATTCTTTTGTAGTAAGTGGCGAAATTACTGATCCAAGAAAGATTAGACAGATTGGATTAGAAGTACGTCAGCGTATGGTGTCACTCGGCGAAGGAAAACACCAAATCAAAAAAGCAGATATTAAACTTAGAAAATTACAACGACGTTTAGATAAAGAAGAAGACGATCTAGAACGCGAACTATTACAAGAAGAAATTGATAAAACACGTTTTGATATTGAATATACTAGACAGGTAGAAAGACAAAACGAAGTTGAAATTAAACAATTTCTTGCTGTGCTTAAAAAGATTGCACCTAATGATACAATGAAAGCATTAGAGCATTACAAAGACGACTGGGAAGAAAAAGAAGAAGAATACTGGTCGCAACGTATGGCTAAACAAGCAATGATGGATATGCTTACTACTGGTAAAATTTCGAGTGGTAACATGGAATCTATTATGGGCATGCCAACAGAAGTACAACAAAAAACTATCGGTCAAGCGATTGCTAACGTAGCACAAATGGAGAATGGTATTTTACAAATTCAAGATAAAGTACGTAATCTTCTAGTTACACATCAACCATCCGAATCAGGTCTTGCACTACCTAACATCATAGGTGTTGACGGCGACTTTGGCGGAAAAACTACTAAAAACAATATTAAAATTGAGGTGGAAAAAGATGGCGGAATCAAAGCAATTGAAAATAAACAAACCAAGTGATTATTCGTTAAACGACTGGGAACTTCGCGAAGATCGTATGAATACTTGTTATGATTGTGAGTTTATGGAACTCATGTCCGAACACGACACTAAAATAAGCGACGAATTTATTCATGAACGAATGATGTGCGAATTGTGTAGTTGTATCATTTGGCCAATGACTGGTATCAATAACGACAGTAAACCATGTCCTCTAGACAGATGGAAAATATCAAACGAAAGATGGCGCAGACTTAATGACGAAAATTTTTAGTATTCCATTAAATCCTAAACTTACTACTGAACAGTTTGATAAGTTTTACGATCTTGTTAAAACATATAAGGATTATATCTACGACATTTATTTTACAAGTCGTATCCCGCCATTTGTACAAGACGCAATGGGAGATGTGTTTGATGGCAACCAAGCACAAGACTTAATTCACAATGCTAGAATTTTTCAAACAGAATTAGGTATTCCACTAAGTGCTACATTTAATAACATTGAATGTCCTCCGCGTGAAGATATGCTTGATATGTGGATCAAAAATTTCCGTCCTTTATATGAAAACGGTATTAGAACAGTAACACTTCCTCATACAATATGGTTATTAAGCGGAAAAATACAAAAAGAATTTCCTGATCTGTTTATTAAAAATACTATCTTACGTAATGTTCAACGCCCAAACGAACTTGTTGAATTAGTAAAAGCAGGGTTTAGTTATATTAATCTTGACAGAGATCTTATGCGTGACAAAGAACGTTTATTAGAAATTAAACGTGCAAAAGAATATTGTATTGAAAAATATGGCAGAGATATTAAAGTAAGTTTGTTAGCCAATGAACATTGCTGGGGTAATTGCTCTGTACAAGACGAGCATTTTCAATATAACAACACAAGACGCAGTCCATACGAACCAACATACTTTATGACTCCACTAAGTCAATTTACTTGTCCTGCGTGGGATAGAAAAGATCCTGGATATGAATTAAAGAAAGCAAACTTGCCGCCATGGCGTGAAGATTGGGTCGAGTTTATTGAAGAACTAGGCATTGATGTATTTAAAATGCACGGACGTGAACATATTCCACGTTTATTTGAAACTATGGAAATAGTTAAAAACTTTGCAGAAGGTAAAGAGTTAATGTGGAATACTTTTGACGATTATGTTGATGACATGAAACTTGAAGGTAGTCCTATTAACTTGTGGCGTGACAAAATTAAAACGTGTAAGTTTGATTGTTGGGATTGTAATTACTGTGAAAAAGTAGTTGTTGGAAAATCAAGAAATAGATTTATTGAACATATTTCAACTAGTTTACAAAATGCTGAAAAAGAACAATCAAAAATTAGTCCTGGAACACTAAAAATTGCAGGCTTAACTAGTAATAAGATTAAACATTTTATGAATAATATGTTAAGTATTAGTGATGCTAGGTATGTTGAAATAGGCAGTTATCATGGTGCTATTTTTGCAAGTGCTATTGATGGAAATTATCAAAGTGCGGCCATTGCTATTGACAACTTTTCAAACCCAACAATACAACCTATGCGAGATATTCCAGATTGGAAAGCAGAAGATGGTAGTCCAAAAGACATATTAATCAAAAACGTTGAAAATCAAGGTAACATTCTTGCTAAAATACTAGACAAAGATGCATTTGATGTAGTAGAAGAGGATTTAAACTTTAAGATTAACATTATGTTTTATGATGGCGACCATAGTTACGAATCGCACGTTAATGTTTTAGATCATTACTACGATATGTTTGATCCTATCTTTGTTTATATTGTTGATGATTGGAATTGGCTACAAGTTGAGCAAGGAACACTTGAAGGTATTAGAAATAAAAAGTTTAAAATTAAACATCAAAAAATAATTAATACTAAAGGTGAAGATCCAAACGACTACTGGAACGGTTTAGGAATTTTTGTACTAGAAAAATAAGATGGATAATTTAGTTAAGAACATTGTTATTGTAGGTGGCGGTTCAAGTGGCTGGTTAACAGTTGCACACCTACGTCATAATCTCCCAGAAATGGTTAATATTACTTTAATTGAATCTTCAAAGATGGGTACTATTGGTGTAGGCGAAGGAACACAACCATTTACTACTGCATTTTTATATGAGTGTGGATTAGAACCAAGCGAGTGGATGCACTTGTGCGATTCTACATACAAATTAGGTGTTGAATTAGACGGCTGGGCAGACAATAATGTATTTGTTGACAACGATACGTCTGAAATGGCTGTACTTGGTAATGGTATTATGATGCACGAATATGTATTAGCAAGTAAGAAGACAAAACAAGAGTTTTTAGACTGGATTCCAAGTTATCGTTTAGCACAAAATAACAAATCACCTAAACTTAATGACCATAGATTAGATTTTACTTTTGGACTTAATGGCATTGCATGGGATGCCGTACATTTTAAAGCACACGACATTGTTGGAATGTTAAAATCTAAGTTTCAAGATAAGATAAAGTACTATGATGCTATTGTTACTGACGTAAAAGTTAATGACAATGGTATAGAAACACTTCAATTAGACAACAATGAAACAATTACTGCTGATTTGTTTATTGATTGTACAGGATTTAAAAGTTTATTATTAGAAGAGTCGCTTAACGAACCATTTATTAGTTTTAATGACACTCTGTTATGTAACAGGGCAGTAGCACTGCCTAAAGAATACAACGCCAACCGTAAAACAGCGATGCACCCTTACACAAAAGCCACAGCAATGACCGCTGGGTGGCGTTGGACTATTCCTACCTGGAGTAGAATCGGCAATGGATACGTCTATTGTGACAAATTTATTACTCCAGAACAAGCAGAGCAAGAATTACGCGATGCTATTGGTGAGCACGAAGCAGAAGCAAACCATTTACAAATGAAAATTGGCAAACATAAGAATATTGCTGTTAAAAATGTAGTAGCAGTGGGTCTAAGTGCCGGTTTTGTAGAACCATTAGAAGCAACTGGTATTACATTTACTACAAAAGCAGTTCAAAACCTTACAAAAGTGTTAATTGAAAGCAGAGGTTTCTATGATGACCAAGGTAGAGAGTTTTTAAGTCGTGAATTTGAGACTATGATTGACGAAATTCACGATTTTATCTTCTTACACTACTACCTAAGCAAAAAAGACGACACAGAATTTTGGCAAGCAGTTAAAAAAGCACCAGTAAGTCATAGTGTTGACAAGATATTGAAATTATTCAAACCAATGCCACCTAATTCGTTGCATCTTCCTGGAGTATACACCATGTTCCACGTTGGTCAGTGGTTTGAACTACTTTTCTTGTTAGGATTTTATGACAACGACAGCGAAGTAACAGCAAAGACAGCAGTAAAACAATACGGTGAGATGGTTTGGGACTTGTATGACCAAAAAACCAAAAAACAAGTTGAAGTTTTTCCTAATCATGCCGAGTTTTTGAGAGATTGGTATAGTAATGTCATCAAAGATTGAATACCTTGCTGGGTCTTTTAATGTAGACGACTTAATAGATTGGTATAGTCGAGCCAAACACGCATCTCCGTGGAAAATTGAGAGCCATTCACTAGTACTATGGCAAAGTAAAGATACTCCATTTGTGTATAAGTCAGCAAATATGATTCACCCTGAGACTATTATTGACCTTAATACTAAAATACCTGATAGTTTTTGCTTAATTACAATGCACGAGTGTTTAACAGCATACGGACGTGGCAGAAACATACATAGAAACTTTCCTAGTGAAGAAGACTTTACACTTAACGAAGAAATTACTGACTTTAGAATTGAAACTAGAGATCGTTTAAAGTTTACATTCAGTAGTACCCATGTAAGCAATAGTGAATTTCTTAGTTTTAATAATTACGGTCGAGAAGACACATATGAAAGTGTACACGAGTCACTTACTGTTGACTTTGAAAACAAGAAATTAATAAGTTCTATTATTGATGTTGAAGAAAATGTGCAGGAAGCAGATTACCACTTGTTAAGTGGACAGTGAAAATCTTTAACTTTGGTTTTTAACGGTACAACACACCAACATTCTTTACATACCATCATGTCTTTACTATAGTGTTCGCATGATAAACAAGTATCAACACGTTGTTTGTGTGTTTCTTCATCTACTAATATTTTATCTTTGAGATTTTTGACTTTTTCTTCAGCCCAAGGACTGAACTTTTCTGATATCCAACTCATACAATAATATCCAAAACTGTTTGTAGTTTTTCTTTTATTGATTTGTTTTGTAGTGTATTACGTAGACCTACGTGTAATGGTTTAGGCCAAGCATTTGCATCAACCCAAGCATAACCGCAGTGTTCTTCATTTAGTTTAGGTATAAACTCTGAGTCAACTATTGCTAGGTAAGTGTGAAAAAAGAATTTACTATCATTGGAAGTAAACATTTCTAAAGGTATAATCTTTTTAATACTAGGAGTCTTACCTATTTCTTCACCAATTTCACGCTCAAGTGCTTTCCATGGGGTTTCATTGCCTTCTGCTTTACCACCAACTAATCCCCACTGACCGGCTGTCTTTGGTTTAGTTCGTTGTAATAGTAAAAAGCGTTTAGAATCTCGTGCATAAAACAATGCACCTGAACAAACAATGTTATCTTTTATAGTACTATTCGCCATGACCCTGCTGGATATTCACCTTCATAACTCTTTAACCATTGTCCATTGTACCATTTGTACTGAACTCCTGTATATGTATTAGTTATGTAGACAGGATCTTGTGCCTGACTAGAATCGGCACGTTCGTCATTAGAACCAGAATCAAATGTAGTTTCCCAAGTTGTTCCGTTCCAAGTAATAATATCGTTTGCACTGGCTTGAAGCAGTGTTCCGTCGGCATTTTGCCACGCATTCATATTAGCATCAGAACTATCATTCTTAATATGTGCGTGTATGTCGTTTAATATTAGATAACGTGTACCAGCCGCTAAAGTGTTGCTGTCTGGATTAAACGTTAATGGATCAATGATAGCATCAATAGTACCTCTACTGTTAATGCTGTCACTTAGTACTGTGTTTTCAGGTACTGTGTCGCTATCATAGTTTAATACCATTTGTGTATCGTCTGTTGGATTTAAACTAATTGTAGCAACTACTTCACTACCGTCTGCTTTTGCTAAACGTAGTGTACTAATACCTGCTCTAAATTGTCCTGGGTATTGATCTAATGCTTTGAACCAACTAATAGGCTCACCGTATCTAGTAAATTCACCAGTGTTTGATGTAGTAGTGCCTTCGTGTTCGTCTAATAGTTTAGCAGTATTGTTTAAAACTAACAATCCAAAGCCACCTGGAGTAATGCTTTGACTACTCATTACGTTATCACCAACTACACCTAAGTCAATACCGCCGTCATCTTTAAACACATTCATAATAATGTTTTCAATAACACCAAGTTTTTTAACTTTAGCAGGCGGTGTAATCCATATAGGCATTGTAAATTCCATTTCGCCAATGTCAATGTCTGTTTCTGTACCTTGAGGTATTGACCGTGTACTGAAATTTACACTTTGTAATTCAATTAAACTTAAACTAGTCCAGTCAATATAGTTTGCTGTACTTTGTATTTCTAAACTAGGATTAAACAGTACAAGTATCTGTTCCATAATTTGTAATTTTTGATCAGTGTTAGTTGACCAAATATCACATTTCATTCTTAAGTTAAAAGGCACAGGCATTAAACGTTCTACAGTGTAACCCGGGCCTTGTGAATCCATATACTGATCATCTGTTTCGTCATATTCTCTTGTACGAATGTTTAACTTACTAACGTGTGTTGGATTTTGTACTCTATCTCTAGCATATTCTAATGCTGTAATATAAGCACTAATACGCGGAGCACTCATAACTTTGTTTTCTGAGTTATCACGCATGATGTGAGCAACTTGTCTTGTTAAGTTACCATAACTAGTAGGAACTTTACGTAGGGTACCTGCGTTATCTTTGTAACTGAAGTTACTCATAACACGAACAAACTGTGTTACAAAGCGTCTTATTTGACCATCATAAAAATGTTGCATTAATTATCCGCCTTAGGTTTAAGTGCTTGTGAAAGACTTTGTTTTTCTTCAACTTCTTTGCCGCCAATAACATTTTTAGTTGTGTTATTAACGAATGTTCCAACTTGATTGTTTGCTGTATCTGAACTTGGAAGTTCTGCTCTTACGTTATCTTCAAATTTAACCCAACGACTGCCGTTATAACGGAACAATCTATTAGGGAAGTAATCTGTACGCAAGTAAAAATCACCTTCTTCTGACATTTGAGGAAATGCTGTACCAAAGCCATATGCCGCACCGTTTGGTGGAACACCATCTTCAGTTAGGTATCCAACATAGTAATTGCCTTTTGCTGTTTTTAGTGTTGGTGTTGAACTTCCGTCATCGTTGACATCTGTATTTCCGTCTGCATCTGTAGGAACAACAAAGTATTGTTTTGTTTCGTATCCTGCATTAGGAACATCTTCTGCGGCTTGATTAAGAACTGCTTCGTTAATTTGCATTTCTTTTTCATACGTTGACATAATATCACGTAGTGTACTGCCGTCACCTGCTCCTGCATCTTTATCAAAAATTTCTTTAAATTCTTGGCTGTCCATAACAGGTTTACATTTGCATCTGTATAAGTGTGGATACCAAGTTTGTGAAAATCCTTCTGCTGAACGATTAACATCTTCAATTACATAAAAACGTTTTAGTGATACTTGAAAGTCATTAAGTGCATGATCGTCTTTTAAGTGTGGCAACTCTAATACATCGCCTGGCATAATCTTACGTCCTAATGCTTCAACACTCGAGTTAATATGAAATGTAATAAAAACTGTGTCGTTTTGTAAAAACATACCAAATTGGCTTAGGTCAAAGTCTAAATCCTGTACGTTATAAATTCCTCTCAAAGAATATACATCTTCTGAGTAACGTCTATCTCTATTTTCTAAGAATAACAAATCCTGTATTTTAGTTTCAGGCATTGATTCTTCTTCAGCACTTCTTGTATAGGGTGTAGTCGGCGTTGCTTCGTCAACACCAGGATCTTCTGGTCCTAAATACTTGTGAACAAATATGTCTGTTCCGCCTACCTGAAATGCTTCGTTGACGTTTTTGTCAATGAATCTATAATCTGCGGATTTTTCTGGTTTATATAAACTAAGTCTCGGCATAACACTATTTATTGTATTCTCAACGATTGAATAAATAATATTATGAGCACAGAACTAGATAACAAGAAACAATCGATTTTTAACTATTGTCGCACACTACTAGGCGACGGTATGATTGACGTTGAACTTGATCCAAAGCATTACGAAACTGCACTGGAAAAAGCCTTAGGCAAATATCGTCAACGTGCTGAGAATTCAGTAGAAGAATCATATGCTGTACTAGAACTTCAGGAAGATACTAACGATTATATCCTACCAAACGAAGTGATGTCTGTACGTGAAGTATTTCGTAGAAGCATTGGTTCTAGAACAGGTGGTGGCGACGGTGGCACACTGTTTGAACCCTTCAATTTAGCATACACAAATACATACTTACTCAGTTCGACACAAATGGGCGGTTTATCAACCTATTATGCTTTTGCAGGATATCAAGAGTTAGTTGGTAAAATGTTTGGTTCTTTTATTCAGTTTAAATTCGATCCAGTTAGTAAGAACCTTACAATTATGCAACGTCAACGCAGTGACGAGCAAATTTTAATGCAGATCTATAACCAACGTCCGGATCTTAATTTATTATCTGATCCTTATGCAGGACAGTGGCTAAAAGACTACACACTTGCAGTATCCAAATATATGTTAGGTGAAGCACGAAGCAAGTTTGCTACTATTTCAACACCACAAGGTGGCACATCACTAAATGGCGATGCTCTCAAAGCAGACGCTACAGCCGAAATGGAAAAACTAGAACAAGATCTAGCAAATTATGTAGATGGTTCTACTCCATTATCGTTTGTAATTGGCT